TGGAAGAGGACACGCACGACCTGTTTATCTTCACTATGGAGCGGGAAGGTTGTTACATCGAGGCCCGTGTTCCGTTGTCCGTGCTCCCTGACGAGTTGGACATGAAGGAGTACATGCAAAACACGGCAGTGGACATGTATGCACGTCTGCGGTTTATGTTGAAGAAGCAAGCTGGTGAAGGCAAACACTGATGGACGAGGACACCAAGATCGCGTTAAAAGCTTGGAGGGAGCTGGTTGTTGAGAACCAGCGTTTAAAGGACGAACTAGTAAAGGAGATAGTCCATGGAAGCGGTACACAACATAGCCATGATCTCGGGGCTGCTGGGTCTTGGTTTCTTCTTAGTAATTGGCATAGCAATATTACTTATGGTGATATGGGCAGCGGGGGAGGATAGGTGAAACGATCTGTTTGGAAGGAATGGACCCTACAGATGTGGGTATTGGAAGCCCCTGATGGGGAGGTGATAGATGAGATACAAAAGTCTTTGGACGGCATCTATTTTTTAAAAAGTAACAGCAAGCGCTATACGTCGCTGCAAGCGGCGCAGAAGGCTAGATTGGAGAGAGAAGAGTGAAGCTATCAGCCATCAATAAGTACGAGCTTGTTTTACATGATGTGCCAATGTGCGCGGTGTGCAACAAGCCAGTAGAACGCATGGAGTCCATGTACAGGATTGAACTGGGGGCAAAGCATTTTCGCGTGTATTGCCACGGAGATATGGAAGAAACGATGCTAGACGATGTGACCATAGAAGACAGCGACAGCGTTCGCTTTGGTCAGGCATTCATTGACAAATTACCGCAACCACAACTGGAGCGCAAATGATATTGCCAAGACACAAAGCAGGTTTGTACTTAACCCATAACGAACACAAGGATGTATATGAGACGGTTAAGCAATTTATTGAAGACTCTCATCCAGCCTACGATTTAGACGATTTCATATCGCCAGAAGACATGCAGAAATGTATTGATACAAATGATTGTTGGTCATTGCAGTGGTACCCAGAAACGCCTATTGGCTCTTACAAAGTCTGCGGTTCAAGCCTAGAAATCGTTTTGAAAAGAGCTATGGAAATAGATAAGGAGTTGAAATGACACAAGACCAGATTATTCAAACTCTGCACAAGGTTGTAGCAGAGAACCAGAACTTCACAACATGGACGGTATCAACACCGCACTTAGTGGGGCTAGTCAACCATGCGATAGCAGCCGAGCGTGAGGCGTGTGCAAAGATTTGCGACAGTTTCCAAGAGCGTGATGTAGGTATGCAACCAGCAGAATGTGCTGGCGCAATCAGAGCAAGGGACAAGCATGAAAATCAAAGACGAACTACAAGCCATCTATGAAGATCAAGCAGAGGTTTACTACTGTTGCTATTGCTTAGAGCCACAAGGCGAGAAGATTACTTGTTGCTATGAAAACCACTTCGTAGAGTTCAAATACTTGTTTCCCAATGATAAAAAACAAATAGCACAGGAGATTCTCAATGGATGAATTCAATCCCACGACCCGTATGTTTCCTAGAACATTACAGGAAGCGTTCCCAAAGGATTATGTCAATGAAGGCATCTTTGAGGGGGCGTATTACTCAGCACCAAACATTCACGATGTCTGGGTTTTATTTGGACTAATAACTGTCATCAGCATGGTTTCAGTTGCACTTTGGAGATACTTTTGAACGACTACTCAACCATCCTAATGAGGATAGAACAATCGGTGAAAACCCTAGATAAAAAATGCTTGAACAAGAAGTATGATGGGTTCATCCAAGACATAGGCGCAATACAGAATGATCTGGTTATGCTCAGTCATTGGATAGGTGAACAGCAAGTTAAACATAGTGAATATTTAAACAGGAGTAAATGATGAATAGTGAACAAGTGTTAGCAATGCTCAAGACAAACGTCAACGAGCATACAGAGAAGAAAAATGGTCTTACATACCTATCATGGGCATGGGCTTGGGCAGAGGCTTTAAAGGCCGATCCTGAAGCCACATTCAAAGTCGAGATGTTTGGTGACAAGTGTTACATGGAAATCAATGGTACAGCAATGGTTTTCGTAACAGTCACATTGTTTGGCAAACCAATGATGTGTCAATTGCCTGTGATGGATAGTTATAACAAGTCAATTACTATTGAAGGTGTTACAACAATCAACAAATACGGCAAAGAAATCACCACCAAACTTGATAGTTTCAATGTCAATACCGCCATCATGCGTTGTATGACAAAGGCTTTGTCGTTGCATGGATTGGGTTTATATATCTATGCAGGTGAAGATTTACCTGAAGGAGAAAGCGATGAAGGCACTCCTGATGAGGGACGGATGCTTGACTACATTGCCGCCATTGAAGCCACTACAACAGTTGACGAGTTGAAGAACATCTACATCGAGGCATTTGCGGCTACTGATGGAAACAAAGCATGGCAGACCAAGATGATTGCCGCTAAAGATGCTAAGAAAAAGGAGTTGAAATGAGTGATATACCAGCATTTCCTGTTTCTTTCAAATGGGGCAATGAATTAAGCCAATACAACGGCATGACATTGCGTGATTACTTTGCGGCTAAGGCTATGCAAGCGTTAATTGACAACGATGGTTTATTTTCAGAGATACCAACACAGGCTTACGAATTAGCAAATGCAATGATGAAAGCGAGGAAGGAATGAGTGAAGAAATCGTACAAGGCACAGATGCTTGGAAAATGTTGCGTCTAGGCAAAGTAACTGCTAGTCGGATAAAAGACATCATTGCCACCACAAAGTCTGGCTATGCAACAAGCAGAGATAAATACATGACGCAACTATTGTTGGAGAGAATTACCAATACAGTTGCTGATTCGTATATTAACGATGCTATGACTTGGGGAACGGAGCAAGAGCCTTTTGCCAGAGCAAAATACGAGGGATATGCAAGCACCCTTGTTGAACAGGTGGCGTTCATAGATCATCCAACAATCCCTATGTCTGGTGCTAGTCCTGATGGATTGGTGATGGATGACGGATTAGTTGAACTCAAAGCACCCATGAGCCACACACACTTGGAAAGCATACTAGGCGGTATTGATGACCAATATATGCCCCAAGTTCAATGGCAAATGGCGGTAACAGGGCGTAGTTATACAGACCTATGCTCCTATGACCCAAGGTTTCCAGAGCATTTGCAGTTAGTTGTTAAGCGGATTCCCCGTGATGATGACTACATTGCAAAGTTGGAAAAAGAGGTTGTCAAGTTCTTGGCTGAACTAGATGACAAAGTTAACAAAGTAAATAAGATAGAGGTTTAATATGGAAAAACGCGATAACTCTGGGGTTCTTTTTGCCAATGATAAAAAAGACAATGACAAAGCACCTAATTACAAAGGGAACATGATGGTAGATGGTCAGGAATATTGGCTATCAGCATGGGTAAAAGAAGGCAAGAATGGCAAGTTTCTTGGTTTGGCAGTATCTCCACGAGATGCACAACCACCAGCAAGCAAACCAGTTCCTAAGAATCTTGACGATTCTGATTTTCCCTTCTAAAGTGTGAACAAGGGCGAACGGACGGATGCTGACACAACAGGTTTGGACTCCCAAATGTCGGTGCAGACTTAGTAGCCCACCCAATTTTTAACAGGAGTTGATATGGTTTTTAACAGGAGTTCCAAATGAGTTTATTAGACAAAACATGGTTCGGTGGTGAAGTAGAAAAGTTCTTTGGTTCACCAGCGTTTAAGTTGGCAAGGAAAGACTCGCCACCAACGAGCAAACAAGCGGCACAAGGTGTCAACACAACCAGCCTAGAACAGTTGGTTTACGAGACTATTGCCACATTCCCTGATGGCTGTATCCAAGATGAGGTGTTGGCAAGGTTGCCAGGCAAGCCCTACTCTAGCGTCACAGCAAGATTTAAAGGATTGCTAGAAAAGGGGTATATTGAGGATACGGGTTTGACAAGGGCTGGTATGTCAGGCAAACAACAACGAGTTTTAAAGGTCAAAGTATGAGTGAAGTATTTATATTCGTAGCAGGCATGATTGCACCCGCCTTCCTGAGTGCCGTATTTACGCTATTCAAGTCCTTGGAGGACGTAATCAGGAGCAAGGTGAAATGACACCAGAGCAAGAGCCTGTGGGTCAATTATTGGAAGACGCTTTTGGGCGTGGTCAAGTTATGTGGTTCAACAAGCCAAAAGATGAATCAATGCTCTACACCACCCCACCACAGCGCACATGGGTTGGGCTGACGGATGAGGAGATTGCAGATTGCGCTGAAAAAATGGAAGCATCAGACCCGACCGATAGTTTTTGGCGTGAATTTTTCAGAGGCATTGAAGCCAAACTCAAGGAGAAGAACACATGATAGAGACAATCCTCACTATCTTTGTCTTGCTGTTTCTTGGCGCACTTGTAGGCGTAGGAATACTATTTGCTGTCCTTTGGTTTAGCCAAGAGAAGTGATTAGCCTAGAACCTCAAGCGCATGGGTTGTGTGCTTAATTCTGTCTTCTAATCCGATAGTGCCGCCATTTATACGTTTGGTTAAGGCTAACCAATCTCCAGACTCAGCGATTTGATTGCAGTTATGAGTCGCCCAATACCAGCCAGCACTTATAGCGGCATATTGGGCAGTTCTCACTAGGTCTGGTTGCATCACAAAGTCAACGCCACAAGCCTTGCCTGCATGGTAGAAATTATCGTGTCCCGTCAACTGTAACCAACCTGATCCACGAAACCGATACCCGTCACCAGAGGCTTCATCCCTGTTTCCCATACGATTGCCATAAATCCTGTTGGCAATGCGTTTAGGCTGTCTTTCGTATGCCTTGGCTTCTTCAGGCGTAAAACCCCATGCCCTTTTAGGTGTTCTAGGGAACAATTTGAGCAATGTTTCAGCCCTATACATTAAATTTTCTTCAAGTGTCTTAAAGTTACCGCACTCATGACCGCATTGAGCAATGAAAGCCGCCTGTTGCCTAACTGTGTTTATATTCCACTTCTGGAATGTTTCTCTAAAGACACCCTCCAAACTAGGATCAATGTGTAGTTTTACCAATTGGTCAGCGTTTACTGTCATTTACTTTCTCCATTACTGCTTGGTAGGCTGATATACACGCATTTAACTGCAATGTGTTTCTATCCCCTTGGGCTACTATTTCTGCGATGGCGGCAAGGGTTTGTCGTTCTGCTTCGTCAGCAGTTGAGTTAGTCTGTCCGTTAGGTTGGCTTCCCGCTTGGTTGCTATCTCCGCTGGAAGGGGTGGGACTTGAACTGGTTTGTACGCAACTTGTGGACGGGAGGCGCACCCTACCAGCACGAATAGCACGATCAAGACTAGACTGTTTTTCAGTAATGGCATTATTGGCCTCCATCAATTTGGTTGAGTTTTCAGTAAGTTGTTTAGTGAGTTC